GACAATGCTCAAGAGACATACACTGCAAGATATACACACGAAACTGTGGCTCTTGCCTTCGCGATAACTGAAGAAGCTATTGAGGATAACCTGTATGACAGACTGGCTAGCAGATATACAAAAGCATTAGCTAGATCTATGGCAAACACGAAGCAAGTCAAAGCTGTAAGTCCATTAATTAATGGATTTAACACTTTCAAAGCTGGTGACGGAAGCAATTTATTTGCAACTAATCACCCAACTATCGCTGGTACAGTAGCTAACACATTAGCTACAGCCGCTGACTTGAACGAAACTTCGTTGGAACAATCGATGATCGATATTGCTGCAATGACAGACGAAAGAGGTCTAAAAATTGCTGCAAGAGGATTAAAAATGATTATTCCTTCAGAGCTTCAGTTCACAGCTGAGAGATTGATGAAATCTCAAGGTAGAGTTGGAACAGCTGATAATGACATCAATGCATTAGTATCAATGGGAATGTTACCACAAGGTTATGTGGTTAATAACTTCTTAACTGATCCAGATGCGTTCTACATTATCACTGATGTACCAAATGGTATGAAGTACTTTGACAGATCACCTATCAAAACTGCAATGGAAGGTGACTTCGATACTGGTAACGTAAGATACAAAGCTAGAGAAAGATATTCATTTGGAGTATCTGACTACAGAGGTATCTTTGCATCACCAGGTGCTTAATACTAACTAATTTGAGGCGGGACACAATCCCGCCTCATTTTTAAAATAGAAAGGAAAAATGCAACAAACAAAATTCAGAGTTCAAATATTTGCATATCAAATGCACGCCGATTTTCAAATTACATGCATCGATTCACCCATTGATATAGAAAATGCTATAGTTGACAGATTAGGAAAATCTGATATAAAATGGGAATATCTTGGAGAAATGAACGATCCCAAGATAAACAGAATAACCTATGAGGAGGTTATCGATGGAGAACATGATGCAACATCTAAACGACCTTTACACGAAGAAAAAGGGTCTGGATCTCGAATGGGAGCAGGAGCATCTTAAAGAGGGTAGATACACTCTCAATATGGTTAAGATTGACAGAAAAGTCAGAGACGTAATTAGCCATATTAAACTTGCAGAAGCTAAAAAAGAGCATATGCAAATTAAGATAGATGAAGCTGCACCTGAAGTTTCTGTAGCTACTTAATAAAAAGCTACATCGTTGGAAAAAATCAATCCACATTACAAGCCCTCTTGCGCTCTGCGTAAATCTAATATATAAATATTATCACTATACAATTATTAAGAACGTAGACGAGTATAGTCGACGGCCTAGAGACTACGTTCGGAAAAACTAGGAGGATAATTATGGCATCAACTACATTTTCGGGACCGATAAAAGCGGGAACGATTAAAGAAACAACTGGAACTACTTTAGGTTCCAACATCAAAAACACAGGACAAGTTGTAATGGCTCAAACATTTGCAGTAAGTTTAGCAAGTGGAGCAGTCGCGGCAGCAGTTCAAGACGTTGTGATTCCTGCGAAATCACAAATTATAGATTGTGTTATAGATGTTATAACTGCAGCATCAGGTGCAACTAACATTAGTGTTGGTGACACTGTTGGAGGCGCTGCATCGCTTGTAAATACATTTGGTATTGGTACTACAGCAGGTAGAAAATACCCAACAACTCAATCAGGTGGAACTTTAGCTTGGGAAGATGTTGGAGACGCAGATATCAGATTAACTTTTACAAACTCAGCGGCAACCAATGCAGGTGAAGTTAGAGTTACTATTTTGTATCAACAAAATATTAATCTAGCATAATAAATAATTTAGTGTGGGCCTTCGGGCCCGCATAAATTTATTGGAGAATTAAATGAAATCAGATGTAAAAGCAGTTAGAAAAACTTCAACGGGAAGTGTGTTTGCTGGTAGAACAAGACTAAGAGGAATTATTTTAGCTTCAACAGGTTCAGCCGGTTCTGTTACATTAAGAGATGGAAACGGAGTAGATCAATTTATAGTTGACGTACCGGCAGGAGATGTTTTTTCTTATAACTTAGCAGAGGATGGAATTTTGTTTGAGGGTGGAATGAATGTTCAAGCAATTTCAAATGCAACTGTTACTGTTGTTATAGATAAGTAGGAGGTTAAATGGCGAATACTACCTCTGGAACAGCAACGTTCGAAAAAGGATTTTCTATTGCAGATATTGTAGAAGAATCCTACGAAAGAATAGGTATTCAAGGCGTAAGTGGATATCAATTAAAATCAGCTAGAAGATCTTTAAATATTCTTTTTCAAGAGTGGTCCAATAGAGGATTACATTATTGGGAAATTGCAAACAACGACATAACATTAGTTAATAATCAAAATGTTTATACGATGTTTAGATCAACATCTGATGGTACATCAAGTGCAACTGCTGTTTATGGAGTAGATGATGTATTAGAAGCATCTTTTAGAAATGCTGATAATGTAGATTTTCCATTAACAAAAATAAATAGATCAGCTTATCAAGCATTGTCTAATAAAACTGATACCGGTATTCCAACTCAATATTATGTACAAAGACTAATAGATAGAGTTACAATAACTTTATACTTAACTCCTGGAACTGATGAAGCAGGAAAAAAATTAAATTATTATTATGTAAAAAGAATTCAAGATGCAGGAGCTTATACTAATGATGCAGATGTACCATTTAGATTTGTTCCGTGTATGATTGCAGGTCTGTCATATTACTTAGCACAAAAATATGCACCAGACAGAATACAAGTTTTAAAAATGTTATATGAAGATGAGTTACAAAGAGCATTAAACGAAGATGGTTCTTCTTCTAGTTCTTTTATAACTCCTAAAACTTATTACCCGAGTGTATAATGGCAAATTTAAGTAGAGGAAAACACGCAAAATTTATATCAGATAGATCAGGTATGGAATTTCCATACAAAGAGATGGTGAAAGAATGGAATGGATCAAGAGTTCACGTATCAGAATTTGAAGCAAAACATCCACAGTTAGAACCAAAAACACATGTAGGTGATCCACAAGGATTACAAGATGCAAGACCGGCAAGAACAGAGCCAGCTACACAAAACTTATTACCTGGAAATCCTTTTTCTTTAACATCAGGAAGTGGAACAGTTACAGTTACTGAACCTAGTCATGGCAGAAGCACAAATGATACAGTTAGATTTAGAAATGTACAAGGATCTCCAGGTGGATTGACAGCTTCTACATTTGAAAATGGATCAGGATTTAGTATAACAGTTACAGGAACAGACAAGTATACTTTTGCAGCAGGATCAAATGCAACAGTTACAGAAACTTCGGGAGGAATGACAGTTACTGCAGGTCCAGTAACTATAACACCATAATATGGCATACACATTAACAAACTTACAAGATGATATTAGAAACTACACAGAGGTTGACAGCTCTGTTTTATCTTCAGCTGTATTAAATAGATTTATTCAAAACGCAGAAAACAGAATATATAGAGAATCAGATTCTGATGATAACAGATTTTATGCTACATCTAATTTAGCAACCGGTAATAGATATGTAACTATTCCATCTGATTTAAGAATTATAAGATACGTTCAATTGAAAGATTCAAATAATAATCAAGTATTTTTAGAAAAAAGAGATACTAGTTTTATGGCTGAATATTATAATACACCGGGAACTCAAGCTGGATTGCCTAAATATTATGCTAACTGGGATGCTAATTTTTGGGTTGTAGCACCCACACCAAATAGCACATATGAAATTACCCTGGCATATATTAAACAGCCAACAAGTTTAACTGATTCTTCTGTGAGTGGCACAGGAACATATCTATCAAATAAATATCAAGATTTACTTCTATACGCTTCTTTGGTAGAAGCTTATGGATACTTGAAAGGGCCGGCAGATATGTTACAATACTACGAAGCGTCTTATAGAAGAGCAGTACAAACGTATTCTATCGAGCAACAAGGTAGAAGACGCAGAGACGAATATAATGATGGTGCTATTCGTACTCCTATAAAATCAGAGTCACCATCAAAATACTAAGGAGATAAAATATGGCAAACATAGTACCTCATTCTTTCAAAGCTGGATTATTAAAAGGAACTTTTAATTTTGATACTTCAGGTAATGGAGGAAACGCTTTTAAGTGTGCTTTGTATACTAGCATAAGTAATTATAGTACATCTTCAACAGTGTACTTATCTGGAGTAGGACAAGGTGAAGTTAATCCTTCAGGGACTAATTACACTACAGGAGGAAACACTTTAAC